CACCAAGTATATCTATTAGGTCTTTGCGACTTCCGCCACCACCTCCACCACCTTTACCACCAACGACGTTTCCAACATCACCCATGTCAATGCCATGTTTTCTAGAGATCTTTTCAAAGGATTTTATGTTACCCTCTTCTACAGCTTTCGCCATAGCTTTCTGATCTTTAGTAGGCATGCCAGAGATAGCAGCAGCATTTCTGCCCACTGTATCCCATACAGGTGACATTCTTTTTATCAAGTCATCGTCACGTTGTATTCTTGAACTTGTAAAGCTTTCATCATCCCCTGTTGCAGTCTTGTTAGGATTAACTCCTCGTTTAACTTGTACAAGGTCTCCTTCAGTTGCTCCTGTCATATACATTTGATGCTGCATTTGCATCTCGTATTTTCGTAGAGCCTTCTTATCCATAGCGGAAGGGTCTTTTACGTTTATGAAGTCTTCTCTCGATTTAACTTCAACAACTTTTTTCCCTTTATTCGCCATAGCATCAGGAGTAGTTGACTGACCTGGCATATTTGCGTTTTCTATCATGCCTGTTTCAAAAGCAGAACTATCTACTTTTCTTTTATACCAGTCTAGTGCTTTTGGCTCTAATATATTTCCAGATTGCGTCATGGCATTGCCAGTAAACGGCTTATCACTTTCTATACCTAGTGCTTCTTTCAATACACCATCAATAGTTCTTTGGGTTGAACCATCTTTTCCAATATCAAAATAGTCACCTGTGGGTACACCATCTTTTGTTATGGCTTCACCCATATTAGACACTTGAGAGGAAGTTAGTTTGCCTTTTCTTTGTTCTTTCCAGTAGGCATGCTGTGCTTCATTGATAGAACCGTCTTCGCCTTTGCCATCATCAACAAACCCTGTTATATGCGGATTCGCTAATTTAAATTCCGCTAAGGCTTGCTCAGGTGTTTGCGCGTTTGTTCCAACTTGCTTGTGAGGCTTTGTTGGGTTTTCTACATTTTGCTCTTTTGTCTTGAATGCCCTAACTGTCTCTTTGCTTATATTGGCAACATCTCGAACCATCTTTGATACACCAGAATCAAATGTATCAGCACTATCTAATCCTGCTTCAATAGTTTGTCGTAATTTAGATACTGCTCTTTTGTCACCCATATCTGCCGAGGTCATACCAAGTTGTGTCATAGCTTCTTGCATGTTTTCACGAACATCCGTTGTTACTCGGAAGTTATGCATTGAGTCTCTTTCTTGATCTTGACTTAATACAGTCTGTAGCGGATCTTCACCTCTTGCCGCCATTTCATCTGCAATATATTTAGCTTCAAATACTTCAGGTTTCCTACTACGAGACAAGCCACCCTCATTACTCATAGCAAATAGGTCTCTAGTAACTTTTAAATCGGCATTCACTCTAGCCCTATTATCTTTATTTACTACTGGGTTGTTTAATAATGAAGCAGTTGACTTAGATACTAATCTCCCGACTCTCTGTGCATCAGGTAAGGATTGAGACCAAGGTATTTTCCTATCGGAGTTTTTATTCTTCGCCCCAGACATTGCTGTGGCAGTCATACTAGAGGCCTCAGGTAATATTCTACCTAGCGCATTTATTACTTGATTTTGCAGACTTTTACCAGAGCCTTCTGGTAGATATAAGTTGGCTAGGTTAGCAAGAGCGTGTGTGGATTTCTCGACTTGCTTTATGAACTTTGTAGGCTTGCCATACTTTTGTTCTATCTCATCACTATGCCCTGCAATACTATCAGGGCTAGTTACTTGCCTCTTACTAGGGTCATTTGATATTGTCATGGCACCAAAAGTTGCTACTGCACCCTGTAAAGGATTTACTGCTTCTTTCTGGCCTATACCACCGACACTAGCTTTTCTTATAGACTCATTGAAGCCAGATTCATATTTATCCTCTGGATCTTCTGGAGCTAATTCCGAGTAACTTACATTGCCAACACCACTGGAATTTAATCCTGCTCGCACTTCTTTTGCGACTAGACCTATATCTATTTTGCCGCCATGCGCGTTATGTGCCATGTATGCTAATTGTTCTACAGGATCTTTACTGCCTTGGAAACCCATTGGGTTTACTCCGCTTGCAGTTAACTTAGCAGCCTGTTGTGCTATCCCTGTAAAGGCTCTTGAAGCCTGTTCACCACCAGCAGAAATACGTCCTGCCAATACCTGTTCAGGCGTTGTTGTTGATTGAATAGTTTCTAGTACTGAGTCTTGAGGGTGTAGCATTCTAGACAATTCATCTACTTCGCCCTCGCTATTCTCCCAAAAACTGGATGACTTTGCAACTAAGGGTTTTACACTATTCTTTTGTTTCAATTCTGCTTCTTGTTTTACTTGTTGAAAGTAAGACATTCCGCCTGTTGTTGGGCTTTTTAAAGTACCCATATCCACTGATTGCCCAGTGGTTACTCGCGCTCTTCTGCGTCTTTTAGTTAGCCTATCAATATCTGATAGTGCTCCAACCGATTTAGGTCGGTTTAGAGATAGTGTGCCTCTGTTTGTAGCCATGATTAACCTTCTTTTGACTCAGTCTTTAAATGTTCTTTGAAGTCTAACAACTCATGCATTTGATATAAATCTATTAAGCTGTAAGTATTGTCTTCGAGTTGATGCATATAGCAAAGCCTCGGTTCAACTATAACAGGTCTATATAAATAGAAGTCTATAGTTGGAAACAACTCCTCTAAAGACTTCGGTTTAACTGTTAGAGGGTCATCATCTAGTTGCTCTTCTGAGTTGCCTCTGGGCGGCTGTCTACTAGGCGTAGCCCTTCTACGAAAAAATCCTTGTACTGCACTTCACATACAAATGAGAATATTTTAAATACCAATAGTAACTCACCATTGTAATATTCATCAAACTGTGCAGGGAGTATTTCCTTACCATCTATTCTTGCTGCTGCAATAAATGTCTTCATTAATGGTAGAATCTCTTTTGAGTCACCACTAAGTAATCTAGTGATGTCTACTAATAAGAAGTCTCCTTCAATGAATGGACCAAGCTTTGGACCAAACACTGAAAGAGCTTTGCTAAGATTCTCTAAAGCTTTAGAAGCTGACCATTGTTTGACGTATACAGGTTTATCATTGATAACTCTGTTCATATCAATACATGCCATCTTTATTCTCCGTTATAGACCTACGTCTTTGGATTGACCACGGATCATCCAGAGTTGTTCGAACTCTAACATCCAAGTATTTGTTGCTAAGCCAGTACCGCGCACAACACCTGGTTGCATCGTGATAAAACCATTAACACCAGTTACAACTGTTTGCCCCATCTTATCATTAATGACAAGTTGAATAGGGATAAAAGTATCAGTTGAACCAGACGTACCTGAGTCGTGGGTTGCCAGAGCATATGTTTGTAAGTAAGCATTGCTATCTGACGTTTGTAATAAATCAAATGTAACTACACCTGACTTATCTGCGGAAGTTATCGCATTCATTTTGCCGCGAGCATCCATAACTTTGCCGTGCTGCGGTGCAGAACGGGAAGCTTGAATAATACCTGCGCTGTCAGCGAAACCTTCCATTGTTAGACCGTTTATAATAAGGTCTACACTATAAAAACTATATTGCTTCATTTTGGTCTCCTAACCGTTGAATGTACCAGTGATAATAACTTTATGAATTGCACCAGCACCTGCCGCTCGGAAGCTTATGCCTTTGTAGACACGGTTTCCTTTGTCGCTAGGACTTACATCAGATACAGGGATAATATCAATCTCGTAACCTAATGGCATGAATACACCATTCAAGTCATTTCCTGGTGCTACCAATCCGTTCGTTACAGATTGACGTAAACCACCTTCAACAGCTTGACGAATGACACTTACACCAGAATCTGTGTAAGGGATCTTATCTGTTGATTGATATAGTACATTGAATACATCTGTCTCAATTCGGTTTTGCAACCAATCAGTGCCGTGGATAGTATCGAACCATTTACCGCTAGATAGGCGTGAATCCGAGTACGCATTGATACCACTCACTACTACGAAACCATTACCATTCTTAGCTTCAAGGTTGAGTTTCTGGTTGAGAGTTAAATCTTCTACAGAAATAGTTGGACCTTGTTTCAAGTTAAGTGTAATGGTTGTATTTGTGCCTTCAAAGTTTACAATGAATGCACGACCTGCAACTGATGCTGAAGGGTATTGTGCTGGTGTAGAACTGTATGTAGATAATGTGCGATCAAGAGTCATACCTTTTAAGGTAGACATGATATCAGATGTGGCAGTTGTCAAACAGTTACCGTCATTTGAAGTATTGAAGAACATTTTGGTGCGAGCTTCAACCCAAGTTGCAACATCAACTGAATCAGAGCTGTCACGCCATTTGCGGTTTAATACAACACCGTAGAAGTCTTCGGATACTGAATTGATTGCAGCTAAAGCTTCAGCAGGTGATTCAGCAACAGTACCGTCAAATACAGTACCAGTTGAAAGACCTAATGATACAGCAGTGCTTTGTACATCTGCTGAAGGTAAACTAACTTTAGATAATAGACCAGCAGTCGCTGAAGTAATTACAAAAGACTTGCTTTCTTCTACGTATGTACAAGTAGCATCTGAGGCTAACGCTGTATCAATTACAGTAGCAACTTCTGCCATTGTTGTGATTGATGCGAAGTCTAAAGCTGCTAACACTTTTTCAGCACCATCTACAGAGATAGTAAATCCACCAGCAGTGATTGCTTGTAGGGCGGCTAGATCAGAGTGTAATCCACCAGTCAATTTACCAGCTGTGGCACTTGAAGAGGCTAAGCCTACTGCAAATTGCGAGGCTGATTGCGCGTAATATGCGCTTGCTGCTGCGTGTACTTCAGAGCCAACAGCCCAGTCAGCTTCAACAGCATCGATAGAACCGTAAGTACGAATACGATCTGATAATGGCATGGTAGATGATGTTTCATCTGTGACCATTAATAATTTTCCGAAGCCCGCTAAGGCTACAGGGTTTGCTGCAAGAGATAGATTTACGTCTACCACGTGCGAAATAGGGATACTCATATTGTTTCCTTAATTAATTTGAAGATGCTTCTACAGTTATTTCCACAGTTGCGTCTCCTTCGTTTACTACACCATCTACTATAGTACTTTCAATAGTACCCTCTTCCCATAGATAGGTTCTTCTTACCATGCATCTAACTAGTACACCATCTCTGATTTCCCAATTAGTCTCTAACGTAACAGAGTCGTTTCTAACAGTGGCATGTTCAAGAACAGTCATATCTAATTGTGTCATTAAGCCTTGCATGTCGGCTCTATGTAAACTTGATATGAATTTTGATTGCTCTTCAGTACCCTCTGTAAATAATATCTCGAAGTCTAAAAGCCTTACGCCAGTGACTTCAGTAAAAAATTTATTATTCTTCTCTATTATTCGGGTTCTATCTCGACCTGGGTTTTGCTCTTGCATTTTACGAACACTAGCAAAAGGTGGTTTCGGCTTAGGTGCATTTACTTGCATTGGATAAGTGTATCTATCTTTGCCTAAGGCTTTATCAACTAACTTCTGCATATCCATAACATCAGGATCTGCATTGTTGTTTTGATCAGACATTACATTTCCTCTATTATGACTTTGCCCTCTGGGGTTAGTTCAAATCTTCGCAGAGTTACTCCAACACTAGACCAGAAGCCAGCAGGTGAATAATCACCTTTTCTGCTTATTTTGTAGGGTATGTCTTCATGATATATTACATCGTTTATATTCATTTCTGTTCTTGAAGTGAACTTCATTGATGCTGGAAGCCTTTCACCAGTCTTATCAGGTGTTAAGTTCTCACCATGTGTACCTGTTTGTCTTTCACCTACAGGTATTGGTGTTCCATATATCTTTATACCAGCCTCGTACCCCTCAGATCTCCATTGGTTGTTACCATCCCAATAACCTGAAAAGCATCTATATAACAATAGCTTAGTAGTTGTTGCGCTACCAAATGCGTCTCTCATACTAATCATTATACCACCCTAGCTCCAGCAAATGCTTGCCTTCTCCACTTTATATACTGTTGCCCGTAGGAAGTAGATGCGTAAGGGTCTAGATTATCTCGCAAGTCTCTTGAGACTGCGTACTCTACCATTACATCATCAACTTCTTTTGTTCGTATTGGTTGAAGTGGTGTTGAATCACCAGTTTCATAACTAACATATCCAGCAACAAAGTGAGCAATTAAAGCTGATTGCGCTACATCATATGTGTTGTACCAACGTGTTTCGTCTGTACCCATTTCTATGAGTGCGTCTGCATGGAAGATATTAAATACTTCTTCACTTACTGCACTAAATTGAGGGTAGCGTACTACCCAATCTGTATATGTTACCATATTATTAGCCTACAACTTTATCAAACATTTCTATTAGATGAGCTTCATCTTTTGGCTTGAACTCTATACCGATAGCTTCACTGATAGCTGCCACCATTTCTTTCTTAGACATTTGTGGCTTGGGCTTTTCAGTAATTTCGATTTGACCTTTCTTAACCATCTCACGATATATAAATACAGTCTTCATCTTAGTAGCTTCACGCTTAATTAGCGCAAGAGGCTTATTATCTTTGCCTTTAAGCTCTAAATGCTCTTCTTCCACTTCATCGAATTCAGCAACAGCTTTGCCTTTTGCAGCCCATACTTGATACCAGTCTACATCATCGATTTCGACTTCAGCACCTTGGCCAATATGGATTGTCTTTAATTTAGGTAGAGCAGGTTTCTTACCAGTTACTTGACCTTCAACATTCATGATGTCTACAGTCTCTTGCATGTTTGTTCGAATAACCATCTTTAATGGTTGTTTCATTTTATTACGTAAACGCATTTTGATTCTCCAAATTAGGGAGCAGCACTAACTACTCCCTTGTTCAATTTACTTCGATTAAATACCGAAGTAGATATCCATTGCACGTGGGTAGGTTACTTCTACACCAGCAAAGCGACCACGACCTGGCACTTCATAAACTAAACCATGTAATTGAACTGGTAAGAATTGAAGAGGTAATGTTTCGCGAATACGTACTGTTTCTTGACCTTCAGGGGTCTTGTGATTTACTAATACGAATACACCATCAGTAATGGTAGTACCGGCATCACCTGCAGTTTCAGCAACAACTTCATCTAAGATGTTAAGAACTTTTACATTACTTTTATCATTGATAAATTCATTGTTAGCTAACCAGTAACTTAAGATAGTTGTATCTGATAATGCTGAACGAGGGGTGCTTCGAATGTAGTTCCAAAGAGCTACAGGCAACCATAATTCCGCAGGGCGGTGAATTTTCTTAGTACCAGCAAACATAGCTGAACAAGCTTCATTCAGATCGGCAAGTACTTCATCAGGAGTTTTGTCAGCCCATAGAGAAGAACCGCCAGCACCGTCAGCAACTTTAGTACGAGCTACTAAGTTTTCAGGAGAGAAGAAACCGTTAAGGCTAGTCTCTTTGCTACCGAACCAAGATACTTGGTTGATTAACTCTTCATAGCCACGACGAGCAGCCATAACTTTGCGAGCTTCTAGAGGCATACCTGACATTTGTGCAGCAGCGATTTCATCAATATCATAATCGTAAGCAACACCAACTGACAATACGCCAATTGAGTATTCTTTACCCGAGATATCTGACTTAGGTAAATCAGTAGCACGAGCATTAATTACTTGCGCTTTACCTACACGATCGTATGAACGATACGTTAATTGTTGTGCACCAGCGCCACCATAAGTGTTGGTAATGAAACATTCACGTGCTTCAAGATCTGGATACAATACATCGTAAGTAGATGCTTCAATTGCTTCTAATTGACGTTGAAAGAATACACCATCAGAGTCATTCATTGTTTCAACTTGGTCAACTAATCGCGCAATGTCTGCACGTAATTCTACTTCTTGGGTCTCACCTTTCTCATCGGTGAATTTTACTAAACGTGGCATATTATTATTTTCCTTATGCTTGAGTTGCGCGAGTGATGTTGATTACTACGATGTCGCCAGTAGCTCCACCGAGTTCGAAGCTAACGTTTGTTGCTTCTAAATATCCACCAGTGGCTTCAGCAGATACTGCACCAGTTGTTGGGTGTACGAAAGCTTTTGCACCAGCTACTGCAGCTGCAGCACCTTTAAGTTCAACGTTTAAGTAACCGTCTGTTAAGACACCTACTGCTTCGCCTTTTCCGTAAGAGATATCACCAGTGGTAGAATAGATCTCTTGGGTTTTATTGATTTGACGCATTGCGAAACCAAGAACTGCACCAGATTCTGCTAAACCAGTACCTAATTTACAGTTACGTTCCATGTCTGCAGGAGTGGAACGTTGTACTGCTACACCAAAACCAATACCTGTAGCTTCACTGTTAATGAAAGATAAACGAGTTGAGTTGGTTAATGATGTGCCGTAAAGTGCACCTGCAACCGCGTCGCGAGTGTACATTTTGTAAGCATTGTTGCCAGCTTGAACTGCCATAATGTTTTCCTTAATCTTAAGATTTAGAGTTGCGCGCGATCATTTTATCACGTGCTGTAATGTTTTGAGCAGGTTTTGCTTTATGCTCATCTTCACCGTCAAGTAAAGCGTGTTTAGCAAGCTCATTAGCAATGCTATTTTCTTCTTCGTCTAACCCGTCTTCCAATAAGACGTCATAACGTACGTCAATATAGGCTTCTGATTTGTCAGAGAAGTCTTTGCCTAAAGCATCTTTCAAGATTAGAAGTTTTGCTTCTTTCTCTCCAAGGTTAGTTAGGTCTTTATCGGTAAGCTTAGCTGCACTGCTTAAGAATGATAGTCGGCTCTTAACAAGAGTATCGACCTTATCTTTAAATTCAGCCTTCGCGTCTACTAATGCAGCATCAGCAACTTTTAGCTTATCTTCGGTAGCTTCTAATTTTGCTGTGAGTGAATCAACTTCATCTTTAAGAGCCAACGTTTCCGCTGTATCAATAATTTCTGTTTTATCTTCTTTCTCTTCATCAGCTTCATCAGCAATCTCAGCAGTTTCTGCTCTACCTTTCGCAACAATAGCTACATGGTTTGCACGTATCATTGTCTTTTCAGCATCCCAATCAGCATTTTCATCTGCTAATACTAGAACACAAGTGTGTCCAGATGATAATTGAGTAGTACCTGTTTCAACAGTATCAACTGCTTCCGCATCACTTAATACAATAGTAGCAGAAAGATGCTCACCATCGTCATCTGCAAATGGTACACTTTCTAAATGACCTTTCTGCAACTCTTTTGAGTTTTCAATTGTTACATCTTGTGCTGGATGACCAATAGTAATTGGTGTAGCACGATAAGACTCAATAGAATCAGCATCGAATAAAGCTTCAGCTGATGTATTGATTTTAACAATAGAGTTTGGATCCCTATCAGCGAATAAAGCACCACAATCTTTTGCACGGTATTCCATAACACCTGTACGGGCAATTGTAGCTGGCGCAATCATCTGACCACTATCTTTAAACTTGCGCTGTGTAGGCAAGTCCAATTGTAAGTCATTTAATGCTACCGACTCGGCTTCATCGTTGAAAGATACCATGCAAGATTTATTTCTTTGCATTTGAATCTCCATTTGGTTTTGGTTCAGGTGGTCTTTTTGCCTTACTTGTAAGGTCTACACCACCGTAAGTCTGACGTTTGCGAAGTATTTCTTTCGCTTCATCAGGCTCAAGTATGAAAGAATTCACATAGGTCTCTAGAGACTCTGCTTGTGTTTTCTCTCTTTCTGCAATCTGAGTAGATGACTCTGGGAAGATACAATTCCACTCATATTCCCACGGCTCGCAACCGTAGTGGGCTTGTAATAATTTATCAATTACCTCTAGTCTAGGATCGAATTGAGCGACCTGTTGACCTTCAAGGAAATCTATATAATTATTCAAATCCGATTCACCTGTAGCATTCATTCCATCAGGGCTAGCTGATAAAAATCTTGTAGCAGGTATACCACATGCAGCCGCAACGACTCTTAGATATTCCCAAATTAGATCTTTAACACCACTAAGTGATAGTGTCTTAGTATCATATTGTTCTGTGTTATCTAATAGTATTACATTGTGTGCACTTTTCATTTGTTTCATCATTCTGAAACGCTTCATTATTGCTTGCTCACCAGCAGGGTTAGTTAAAAGGTTTTGTAACCCTTCAATTGTTATAACATCTGCGCAAGCTTCTTGTGTCAATGCTGAAGCTGATTGTGCTGCTACATGGAAGTTATCCATGGTTTCAAACAGTGGTATCAGTATTGAATCTGAGTACCATTGGTTTCGCCAATGCTCGTATCTAGGTAATTCAGTAGATTCAAATCGTAATATTCTAGAAGAATGAATTCTTTTTGAACTACCACCTAATATATAAGCATTGGGGTTTCCGTAGTTTGGGCTTAGTGGATCATAATCGACGTCACCTACTGGAAATAATCTTGTTCGGTCTATGACCTGCAAAGATCTAATACAGTTTGGTTTCAATCTTTTGAAGTTCAGAGGCTTTGATATGTCGCCAGTACCTTTAACATCTAATAGTATAGCAGAAGTACCGAACACTCTAGCC